CAAGGCAGCACAAGCTGTAAATGGAGGTAAATAATCATGCTGAAGAAAGTAATTAAAATTGGGGATAAAGATGTGGTATTTCGTTCCTCTGCCACTGTTCCAAGATTATATCGTGCAAAGTTCAAACGAGATATCTTCAAGGACTTAGCAAAATTGGAAAGTTCATATAAAGGCAGTAAAGAAGAGGGCGAGGAGTTTGCAATCGATGATCTTGAGATCTTTGAGAATGTGGCATATATCATGGCCTATCATGCAGACAACACGATTCCAGATAATATCGATGACTGGCTGGATCAGTTTGAGATGTTCTCCATCTATGAAGTGCTGCCGGAGATTCTTGCTCTTTGGGGAACGAACCTTATCACAGATATTGACTCTAAAAAAAACTTAAACGCAGTAGTAGGGAGATGACAACACCCTTGTTCCTTTTGCGTTGCTTAGAAATCGGCCTTTCCATCCAAGACTTGGATTATCTGACGATTGGAATGGTGATGGATATTTGGACGGAGAAGGCAAATGACTCTGTGAAATATGACAGCTTAGCAACGCAGGAGGATTTTGATAAGTTCTAACGATTATGCTCGGAAGATGCCGGGCTTTTTTTATGCAATTTTTGAAGGAGGTAGACGCCAATGGCAAACAGAATCAAAGGTATCACTGTCGAAATTGGCGGTGATACTACCAAGCTGCAGACAGCTCTTAAAGGAGTTAACAGTCAGATTAAAAATACGCAGTCTGCATTAAAGGATGTAGAAAGACTTCTAAAACTAGATCCGACTAATACAAATCTGCTTGCTCAGAAACAGAAA